CCAGAAAGAAGAATCTTTTATATTGATGTTGGTAACTTACCTAAGGGTAAGGCCGAAGAGTACTTAAAGAATATTATGGGCCAATACAGAAATAAATTGGTCTACGACGCAGCTACTGGAGACATTAAAGATGATCGTAAGCACATGTCGATGTTGGAAGACTTCTTCTTACCGCGTAGAGAGGGTGGTAGAGGTACGGAAATTTCAACATTACCTGGAGGGGAAAACCTCGGACAAATCGACGATATCATCTACTTCCAAAAGAAACTATACAAGTCGCTCAACGTTCCAGCTAATCGTTTAGAGCAAGAGTCTGGATTTAATTTAGGTAGATCTACTGAGATATCTAGAGATGAAGTTAAGTTTAAGAAGTTTTTAGATAGATTGAGAAAAAGATTTAGCGATCTATTCTTACAATTACTAAGAACTCAGTTAATGCTGAAAGGCGTTATCACTAAAGAAGATTGGACGAAGTGGAAGGAAGATATATACTTTGACTTTATTGAAGATAACTACTTTAGTGAGTTAAAAGAAGCTGAGATAACAAGAGAACGTTTTGAGATGTTAGCTCAAATGGATGAATATGTTGGAAAATATGTGTCCAATGAATGGATTCGTAAGAACATCTTACGACAAACAGATGACGAGATCGCCGAAATTCAAAAACAAATCGCTGCTGAAAAAGCATCAGGCGATATTGAAGATGAAGATGACCTTGACATTTAAATTATTATAAATATATAACGAAGGATAAAAATAAATGAGTATTGAAAATTTAATTAATGATGTAAAAAATGGCGATAATGTTGCTGCTAGTAAGCAGTTTAATTCAGTTATGGCCGACAAATTAACTGCTGCGCTTGATGCAAAGAAGATCGAACTAGCTTCTTCATTACAAGACAGGCAGGCCTCTAAAGAAGAGGAATAACAACGGAAATAAGTATATGAAGCTTATAGCAGAATTTAATGACAGTAACCTAGAGGTTATTGAAGAAAAAGTTAATGGCAAAAAGACTCTCGTAATTGAGGGTGTTTTTATGCAAGCCGATTCTAAAAATAGAAACGGTCGTATTTACGAAAAAAGTATTCTTGAAAATGCTGTAAGTAAATATGTAAAAGAACAAGTAAGTACTGGTAGAGCAGTCGGGGAGTTAAATCACCCTGAAGGTCCTACCATTAACTTAGATAAAGTTTCACACAAAATTACAGAACTCAAATTTGACGGAAGTAATGTTGTAGGAAAGGCATCAATCTTAGAAACCCCTATGGGTCAAATTGTAAAAGGTTTGCTCGAAGGTGGAGTTAAGCTTGGTGTATCAAGTCGTGGTATGGGAAGTCTTGTGCAAAAGAATGGCGCTATGTATGTGAAGGATGACTTTATGTTGTCTACAGTAGATATCGTTCAAGACCCTTCAGCTCCAGAGGCGTTTGTCAATGGAATTATGGAAGGTGTTGATTGGGTATGGAATAATGGCGTTCTTTGTCCACAAGAAGTTGAGAAAATTGAGACTGAAATCAAGGAAGCTCGAGGCGTTAGATCATCTGATGTTGAGATTAAAGCTTTTAAGAATTTCCTCTCTAAACTTGTAAATTCTTAATAGGAGAATAAATTATGTCTAATGACGAAAATAAATATGGTTTAGTCGAAGACGTATCAGAAACTGAAGAGCTTACTAACGAGGAGCTCGTTGAAGACGAACAAGTTCAAGACGAAGAAATCGTAGAAGCAAAAGCTAGAAAAGAAGCTGAAGAAAAGGATGATGACGAAGAGGAAGTCAAGGAGTCTGACGAAGACGACGAAGACGAAGAAGAAGTTAAGGAAGATTCCGATGAGGATGATGACGAAGACGAAAAACCTGTCGTAGAAATGCCGAAAACTAAAGCTGCTATTATGGCATCAGTAAATGATATGCTGAAGAAATCAAAAAAACTAGACGCACAAAAGATTTATGCTAGTGTTATGAAAACTATGGAAAGTGATGAAGGTGATGACGAAGAAGAAGAGAAGCCGGTTAAGGAAGACGTAAATGTCGACCATATTGACTACTCTGAAGATTTAGAATCATTGGTGGCTGAAGAAGCTACACTGTCCGACGGTTTTCAAGCTAAGGCTGGAATCATCTTTGAAGCTGCTTTAAAATCTAAAGTAGGTACAGAGATTGATAGACTCGAATCTGAGTACGTCGCAAACCTTGAAGAAGAAGTAACTGAAATCAAGTCTGAGCTAGTAGAAAAGGTAGATTCATATCTTAACTATGTGGTCTCAAACTGGATGTCTGAGAATGAAGTTGCAGTAACTACTGGTCTTAGGACTGAAATTGCTGAAGACTTTATGGCTTCTTTACAATCAGTGTTCAAAGAGCACTATATTGAGGTTCCAGAAGGTAAGGTTGACCTGGTCGACGAATTAGCCGAGCAAGTTGCTGAACTGGAAGAATCTTTAAATAAATCAACGGAAGATAACATCGCACTAACTGAGTCTGTTTCTAATTTAGAAAGAGCTGAGATTGTGAGAAATGCATCTTCTGGGCTAGCATTGACTGAAGCTGAAAAGCTTGCATCTTTGGTAGAAGATATCGATTTTGATGACGCAGAATCTTTCGAAATGAAAGTGAATGTTGTTAAAGAATCATACTTCAGATCTGAAGCTCAAGAATCAGTAGATGAAGCTCAACAACTAGTTGGTACTGACGAAGCTCCAGCTGAACTCAATGATGTTATGGCTAGATATACACAAGCTATTTCAAAATTTAACAAATAGTCTAATAGGGGAAACAAAAAATGTTTAACGCAGACAAAAACTTAATGGAAAAGTGGGCTCCGGTTCTTGAGCACGCAGATGTTCCATCAATTCAAGACGGTCATAAAGCAGCTACGGTTGCAAGACTGTTAGAGAACCAAGAAATTGCAGCTAGAGAAGAAGGTCTAGCAGCTCAAGGTAACATGATATCAGAAGCAGCGGGTAACGTTGTTGGTGCTGGTATGGGTGGTACTGCGGGTGCAATCAAAGGATTCGATCCAGTATTGATTTCTTTGGTAAGAAGAGCTATGCCTAACCTTATCGCTTATGATATCGCTGGTGTACAACCTATGTCAGGTCCTACTGGACTTATCTTCGCTATGAAGTCAACATTCACTAACCAAGCTGGTGGTGAGGCATTGTTTGATGAAGCTAATACAGCTTTCTCAGGTGGTGGTACTCAAGAAGCTGGACCTTCTGGTCTAGAAGCTGCTGTTGATGACGGTGACGGTTCTTTGGCATCTGGTGAAACTGCTGGTGAGATTTTCTCAACAGTCGGTGCTGGTCTAACTACAGCTCAAGCTGAAGCATTAGGCGACGGTGGCGGTACTACTTTCGGTGAGATGGCTTTCAAAATCGATAAGTCAACTGTAACTGCTAAGTCAAGAGCTCTTAAAGCTGAGTACACAATGGAACTTGCTCAAGATCTTAAGGCTGTTCACGGTCTAGACGCTGAAGGCGAGCTTGCTAACATCCTTTCTTCTGAAATCCTTGCGGAAATCAACAGAGAAGTTGTTAGAACTGTAAACCAAAAAGCTAAGCTAGGTGCTCTACAATCTTCAGTAGCTGTTAAAGGTATCTTTAACTTGCACACTGATTCAGACGGCAGATGGTTAGCTGAAAAAGCTAAAGGTCTTATCGTTCAGATTGAAAGAGAAGCTAACGTGATTGCTAAAGAAACAAGAAGAGGAAAAGGTAACTATGTAATCTGTTCTTCTGATGTTGCTTCAATCCTTGCTGCTTCTGGTATGCTTGACTATAGCCCTGCACTTGCTACTAACTTGAATGTTGATGATACTGGTAATACTTTTGCTGGTGTTCTTAACGGTAAGTTTAAAGTATATGTAGATCCATACGCAACTGGTACTAACCCTGACTACGTAACTGTAGGTTACAGAGGTACTACTCCATATGACGCAGGTCTTTTCTATTGCCCATACGTTCCTTTAACTATGGTTAAAGCGATTGGTGAAGAAGACTTCCAGCCAAGAATCGGTTTCAAAACTAGATACGGCATGGTCGCTAACCCATATGTAGCAGCTGATGGTGTAGGTACTGCAAGAGCTAACCCATACTTTAGAATCTTTAGAGTAGACGGAATCATGCAGAACAGCTAATCTTTAATTAGATATGCGATTAAGGGACCTTCGGGTCCCTTTTTTTATGCGTATAAATAATATTGTATCATTTAAGATACAGACATAACACACATACACACAAGGAGGTACATATGTCAAATGGAAAATCAGGGTTCGAAATTAGAGCCGATTTACTAAATCAAGCTCAAGGTATACTTGAGGGAAATATCCACAGGAAGATTGATCAAGTTCACGAGCATAACGCAAGGAATGAAGATAACCCAAAGGTTATACCAGCTAGACAACTAAAGGCATCGGATGTTATTTCGGTAGCAAAAGAGCTGAATGAGTTTGTTAACGAAAAATAATTAACTCTTAGCGGATAGATTGGTATAAATAGATATATGACTACTCAAAATAAAAACTTTTTAAGTCCTACGGGATTTCAATTTAAAATCGATTCTACTCAGTACGCAAATGTTGAGTATTTTTGTACAGCAGTAACTCTTCCGGATCTGTCATTAGGCGAAGCACCGAATCCTTATAAAGGATCTAATTTAGCTTTTACTGGTGATAGGATTACTTTCGGC